AGGTCAATTTGCAGAAGATGGTGCAGACAAAGTTAAAGCTGTAGGTACTCTTATTGCAACACCTTTCAAACTTGCAAATACTGCCGTTGCAAAATCAACTAAATTCTTCACTGGTAAAGAAGTCAACTTCGGACAAAACCTAGCAGACTGGTGGAGTGGAACTGAGAAAGAGATTGATGGTGAGACTGTCAAATCAGAAGGTTTCAAAGATAGATTCTTAACAAGTATCCCACAGGCATTCCAATCATTTGGTGAATCCATGACCAATATGAAAGATGGTATTAAGAATGGTATAGCAAATTTTGCAGACAATACTAAAAACTTTGTGGGTGGTTTAGTGCAAGGTGCAAAAGAATTACCTTCTAAAGCTTTCAATGCAATTAAAGACTTTGGTGCAAGAGCAAAAGAAATGGGTGAAGGGTTTGTACAGGGTGCAAAAAGTTTTGCATCCACAACGAAACAATTCATGATGAAGTCTGCAGCCTTCCTATCAGGATTAGGTAGAGCTGCTGTTGCAATGGGTAGACAGGCAATAGGATTTGTTATGGCATTGCCCGGCTTGATTATGGCAGGAGCTGCGTTTGTCGCAGGTCTTATCTCAACTGCAGCCTCAATGTTAGTTGCAGCTGCACCGTTCATCGCAATTGGACTTGCAATCGGTCTTGCTGTTGCAGCGTTAGTTATGGGGGTAATGTTCTTAGTTCAGAACTTTGAATCTATCAAAACAACTATTTCAGAAAAGGTTGGTGGATTTATTCAAAAGATAAAAGACACTATTGGTGGTATAGTCGATGGTATTAAAAACTTCTTCCAATCTATATCAGATGGTATAAGACAAAAAATTCTCAAAGCAAAATCTTGGTTCGGTGGTCTCAGTGATGAGGAACAAGCAGAACTTGATGAGATCAATCAAAGAATAGATGAGAGAAAGAAAAAGAAAGAAGAAAGAAAAGCAATGAACGCTGAAGCAGAAGCAATTGCAAATGCAGAATTTGAATCCATGAAAGAGGCTGGTCAACTTGATGATATGTCTAGAAGAGAGAAGAGACAACTCAAGAAACAATTAGAGAAAGATGCACTTGCAGATTTACAAGAAGAAAAAGCTTTCCAAGAAAAGTCAACAGAACAATTATTGAAAGAACAAGAAAACATTGATTCAACAATTAAAAACCTAGATCGATATGATGCAGAGGTTGAGAGAAAAACAAAAATATACAAAGCAGGTTCTATTCAGGATGTAGGTGAGGACGGTGTCGCGCGTGAAGTCACGAATGAAGCAAAAAGAGAAGTAAGAGCAAGAAGAGCTGCAGAAAGAGATGTTGCTGCAACCATCGAGAGAAGAGGTGGGGAATCAATGACTCAACAAGAGAGAGATAATCTCAGGTTCCAAGCAGAACAAGCTGGAATGAGAAGAGACATAGAACTTAGCACTAGAGAAGATTATGTCGAAGCAAAAGTATTATCTCAAGATGAGATAGATCAGATAAGAGCTGATGCAATCGGTATGGACTTGGAAGAGTACAAAGCAATTGCAGCTGGAGATGATGATGACATCACTGAAAGTTTTACAGATGAACAATATGCTGCAATGAGAGCTGCAGTTGATCGTGCAGACGGTGATAGAATCAAAGATGCAAGAGATAGAGCAGATGAGGCTGCACAAATGGGGCCTCCAGCACCACCAGTCAATATGGCAAACAATGCTGTTCAACAAGTTAATGTAAGTAATAATAGAAAGGTCGTATCAGACCCAGCACCACATAATCCCGATCCTACTGGAAGTCGTCTTTCTGTAGTTCCCGCTTAGATTCGTTACGATTATATTTTGATTTATCTCTATGGACTTTAGACTGTCCATGTTTAGGTGTGACTTTCCTTACAAAGATATTATCCCATGCCTCTTGGAACTGTTTATCTGAGACTAATTTAGGTCGTCTCTTAGAACCCTTAGACATTTTAGTTGAACCACTTCCTTCTTGATTCTGCGAGTGCAGCTCTCTTTGCATCCAGTTTTCTTCTGCGTGTGATCTCTTGATTCTTTTTGTGTTTCTTTTGATTCGGTTTTTCATAGTATTGCCTATCTCGACACTCTTGAACAATTCCTGCTCTCTCACATTGTTTCTTAAATCTGCGTAACATTCTATCGAATGGTTCCACATTTTTACTCTTTGGATGTTTCCTTGGTTTTACACTTGGCATAATATTCTCTTATAAAGTGTTAAGTCACCCCACGCCTTACAGCATCCCGTTCTTAACCGAGAGACCCGCTTTAGTTTGCCGTCTCCCTTACCCTTACTTGGTGCCCCCAATTTCATTCCACGGCCCAAGTGAGTTGTCGTCTGTATCACCATTTGGTCATTATATAACACGACAACCCCAAATCGAAATTAACTATCTGAAGCTAATTTCTTGAAGTAATCCATTGCATCGTCACCACTCTCACCGACTGATGCTTCTGCACTTTGGATTACGGGTTCATCTGCAACAGTCTCAGTGTTGACATTAGCCCAAGGCACTTCTTCTTGGTCTTCTGCAACTGATTCTGCTGTAGAATTACTCACTCCACCTGAGAGACCTAGAACTCTATCTAGTTTCTCTTTGAGTTCGTCATAAGACTTAAACTCGTTAGGTGATATAATTTCTGATAACGAATGTACCGAAGTATATATATCGTTCAGTTGATTTTCGTCATCAAAAAGTGGTGCAGCTTTATCAAACTCTGACTTGTCGTAGTTCCAATAACCATCGACTTTTCTGATTTTGATTTTGAAGTTTGCACCTTCTCCTCTCAAGTCAAAAGGATTGATTGCAGCTTCGTCCTCAAATGCTGGACTAATTGCTTCCTTCAACTGTTCGAAGATTTTTTTACCGTACTTGTAAAGGAATACTTTACCTTCATTGTCGGGATTCTTAGGGTCTGAAACAACATAGACATTAGAAACATAATGAAGTCTACGCTTCTGTTTCCTTGCAATCTCTTTGTTTGCTTCAATCCCAGTGTTCCACAACTGAGTATTGTATTCAGACACAGGGTCTTGTTTATTAAGAGTCGTTAAAGACTTCTCAATATACCATCCGCCTGGGCCTTGAAAACCGTGATCCCAATATGAGACCCATGGCATTTCTTCACCTTCGGGGGTAGGTAGGAATCGAATGATTGCAAACCCGTTACCACTCTTGTCGAGTTCAGGTTTCCAAAAACGATCATCGGAATAGGACTTTTTTTCTCCTTTAGAAGGAGAGGCAGATTCCATAGCTGCCCTTAGTTTATCTAAAGATGTTGACATTGTATTCTCCTTGTATTAACATCGTATTGCATTTTATTGCATCTTATTAAAGTCATGAAGTGAAGATTCACCTAATGACCATACACCTTTACTATTTTCATAGTAACTGAGTTCATTATATATGACTTTGTTGCATTTGTCTAGAGGGTTTCTGAAATAAACATCCACACCCTCAAACAACTCGTCTTCAAGCAATGATACAAACTGCATCTTTTGAATGTAGTTTACTGTATCATCCTTATTATATTTAGTCTTGTAAAACTTTGTACCTTCGTATACATTACCTGTACTATCGATATCAGGGTCTAGTGCATCAAACCCTATTAGTGTAATCTCTTTGTGTCCTTGATAAGCTGCATATCCTAATGCACTGATTCCACAAAAGGTGTTCTTGAGCTTGTCATAATTATACATAATAATGTTGTCGCCCAGAGGTATATTATAGCTAGTAAAGAATACCTCATTACCTTCCCCCTGAACTACAAAATGAGTGTCGGTCTCGGAACGATTATGTATTGCATTCGGATATCCCATCTTCAACCCATCCCATAGATCAATCTCCATAGGTTTCCAGTCTCCAACCGCGACCCGTCCTCTCTCAAAACAACCATCTACAACAGCTTGGTGTTGGACTGGAATGTCATGTACAAATAATATATCAGGAGTATAGTCACGATATATTCCATTACATCCCCACCACTCACAACCATAAGCTTCTAACTTCTTCATATCGAAGTCTAATCTGCTTGGGCCATTACCTATTATGTAGAGCATAGTTCAATTAGTTTAGTTTTGTATTGTCCTTGATTGTATGTGAGGAAAGCTTTGTATTTGTTTATCTTGTTATGTACTTCGGGATATACAACCTTCTCTTGTATGAGTCTTTCCCAGTCTTTTGTGAATCCGATTATCTCATCCATAATACAAAGTGTCTCTAAACTTATCTCTCTTCCTAGATATGCTTTCAATAGTCTAGGGTGTTGTCCTTTGTTTACCTTAAGTAAAGTATCAATCTTATACTTTCTTATTTGGTCTGATACTTCTGTCTCAAACATATAAGTTAGTTTTTGATGTCTCTTCTTCCACTCCCTGTAGCGTTTGTCACACTCATTCTCTAGAAGTTCACCAGCCCATAGATCATACACGGATAGATTTGCAATGTAGAAATCTTGTAGGTCTTGTTTATACTTCTTATAGAGTTTACCAAAATGATACTTATCTTTTCGTTTGAGGAAAGAGTTTATATCTGCTTTAACCTTACCGTTGTATCTGACAAAGTTATAGTCTTTAGAATAGAAGTGTAGCTTTATACCAAGATATAAAGTGTATGCATCATATCCTTCACGACTTGTCATTACTTAACTAACTGTATACCAGTAGTTGCTTCAGTATGAGCTTTCTTTACCCCTTCGTTAGTTGGGATAACATACACAACATTTAAGAATGTAACACTCTCAGGATTCTCTTCTCCTGTAACTGCAACACCATGTGCAAATCCCATACCCTTTTCAGTTTGAACAACCATTCGTGGTTTATTAAGAACCACAGTTGCATCTTCGAATGATTCGAGTACACCAACATACTCTCCACTAATTGTAACTACCGTTACGATATCACCTTTTTCCATTATTTTTTCTCCGTAAAGAATCCAGCCAATGTTGACTGACTTCTTGTTTCACGATTAATCATGTTGAGTTGTTCTGCTTCAGCTTGCAGCTTTTCTTTGAGAGGTGCAGATATTAATCTCTTTGCACTCTCAGGTTCAACCTTATTAACCTCACATATTTTTATAATTGCTGACATAACATCAGTATTACCTTTGCCAGATGCAATCAATCGTTCCACCTGTTCACTGAATTCCTTTCTTGTAATCATCATACCCCGTATAAGTTTGTGTATTGTTTTCTCAGTTGCCATAGATCATCTACATAATCTTTTGGGTCACAGATAAACATTTGAAAAGCAGAAGAACCTTCTACACCAACAAGAGCCATACACTCTTCTATTTCATGTCCAGTTAGTTCTTCAACCATGATTGCATAGGCAGTCATTTGTATAAACCATGTTTCTGCCATGTACTCCTTTTTAGGTTTTGCACTTGATTTGAAATCAATGATAGATAATTTATTATCAAACATTCCAACACAATCCACTCTTCCAGCCATCTTAAGATTCTCTGAAAACAATGGAGCCTCTAGTGCAATAGGAACTATCTCATCAAGTACAGGTCTGACTGCACGAAACATTCCTTCCTGAATGATGTTATCAAACTCGATAAACTCTTTTTCTTTTCTGAGATAGTCTTCTATGTTTTGGTGGAAAGATGTTCCTCGTTTTGCAGCTGATGTAGAAATCTTGTTTGCAGTTTCTTCACCTACTCGTTCTCTCCACAATTTGATTTGTTCTTTAGTCTTAAGACCTACGACTGTAG